GGGGTGTGGCGTACAGCGGGTTTGATGATGTAATCTATCCTGTACAGGGCAGTGCACCGTTAATGCCGTCTGATTTTATCCCAGGTATTGCTGCTGACAACTCGGGGATGTTCTTCCGGGATCTGCAGTTCCTGACCAGCTACGTCTTCTCTGAAGCGTTCTACAGCCAGCATCGTGTTGAGATGACCATGCTGGAACGCGAAGCCCATAATTTAATCACAGGTCAACCGATCAACGTGGACAATGTCGACCAGTTACTGAATGCCTATTACGACACGTCGAAGCTGACGCAGTTCTATGCATTCCCGGTACTGGTTGCATTGTGCCGCACCGCATCGCAACGCCTGGTGTGAGGTAAGTCATGTTTGAGAATCGCCACGACCATTTAAAGAGTGAAGTCAAACGTTTGCAGACGGTCATCTTTGAATGCCGTTATCAGTGCCGCATTAAGCAGCGCGATCAATACGACATGGACACGTTAGTCAACCGCGGCATTCCGGTGACCGGGATCGACTGGATGGATAACATGGCCGATGAACAGGACGTTACCCGTCTGCTGACAATCGATCAAATGGTGGAATATTGTGCCAAAGGGGTGAACTTCTGGTTAGAAGAACCCAAGACCTACGCTGGTGTTATCTATACGGCCATCACCGATTACATTCAGTACTACGCTGAACTGGCTGATGTGTTCCCTAACCTGCCTATTCCCGATCAAGACGACTTCGAGAAGCTGGACGGGTTAGCCACTAACCTGTACCGCCTGCATCGTTGCTACGAGCAGCCACGTGAGATGTCGGGCTTGCTGGGGCGTATTGCTACGCGCCGTCGTTCCTTTGCACCACAGGTTGATCTGGCGCCTAAGCCGCTTATGAATGACGACGGTTCTGTGCAGCAGAAAGAGCACAAGTCGTTGATGCCGGTACTGGGTTATCGTTTCACACCGCGTAAGGAACCAACCAATGACCATTGACAGCACGGCGTTGATCAATGAGATCTCGTTAATAGCCGGTAAGCAAAAACGCCCTGGCTACACAATGAATGCGGAGATCTACTTTGACACCACGGTCGTCAATGTTATCCGCGTGGCCAACCTCTTACGCTACAACGATTACGTTGGGGCGTATGCTGAGGAGTGGACCGTTGACTTGGTGATCAACACCGGACTGTACAACACCTACCTGATTGACAATGCCGATAAACTCAAGATCAACCTCATCATTGTGATGCAGTTGCCTGGCGAGGATCCGGTGATCACGAAACTGAACATGCGGGCGTTCCCCAAGAACACCGATGACAGTCGTGTGAAGCAGAACCGCACGGCAGACTTGAATCAGGCTGCTGTGGGTGAAATGGAGATCACCACGTATCAGTTCCATTTGCTGGATATTGCGGTGGAACAGATGCGCACCATGCAGACAGGCGGTAACTATCCGGTTACTTCCGCCTCGTCGGTTCTGAGCGTATTACTGGGTGGGTCAGGGTCAATGCTGGACCTTCCCCTGGAGCAGAAGCCTCAAGCACCGCAGATTGTTGAACCCGATACACAGGTGGTGAAGAATCTGGTGTCGGTGAAGCAAGGCACCAACCTGTGTGACCTGGCGGGCTACCTGCAACAGCACTACGGTTTGTACAACACCCGTATTGGATCGTTCTACCATAATCGCACCTGGTACGTTTGGCCACTCTACAACACCAAGCGGTTTGAACTGGCTCGATCGACGTTAACACTGATCAACGTACCTGCTGATCGCTTTCCTGAGATTGAGACCAGCTACGAAACCCGCGGGACGTCGACGGTAGTGTTGTTAACCGGGGATGCCAAGTTCGAGGACAGCTCCAACCGACAGCAGTATAATGACGGTAACGGCACGCGTACTATTCGTGCCTCAGCCATGTCGGGTGATGAAGGGCGTGTGGTGGATTCAGGTGAGGTCTTATTGAAGCGCAGTGAGACCAACACCGAGATCAAAACCAACGAGCGGCGTAATGGCGTGGACTTTGTTCCTACCACCAATGAAGTCACGGACAATACAGCGCGTGTGTTAAGTCGTACAGCAACCGTTAATGGTACGACAGCACAATTCACCTGGCAAAGCAGTAACCCGGATCTGGTGTATCCTGGTATGCCGGTGAAGCTACTGTATTTGAAAGGAAACAAAGTGGTGCAGCGTTATGGGGTCGTGACCGCATTTGAATCGAACTATCAGCTGGCTCGTCCAGGTTTGATGGATCGAGGGATGTTGTGTCGCAGCGCCATCACCGTGTTTATCTCCAATACGGACGATGAATACAACACCTCACTGTAGCCCATGGATGACAGGAGTCACGTCCTGTCATTTATGCCGCTTTGAGCTGCAGATGATTTCACACCTACATTACTGCGATGATAACCCCTTCTATCTTTATCGGAGTACTTATGACTAACAAAGCAAAAATGATTCCTGATCTGTCAGCCTTACTGCTTTTACTGGATCACGACGTAAAAGAGTACCAGACCCGTTTCCTGCAGTGTGACCCAGGTGTTGCTCAGCCTTACCGCTACATGGGGCTGTACCGTTTGCTTAACTCCGCAGTCGCGGAGTTCATTAACAGTACCTGGTTTGCTCAGGCGGTGATCGAAACCGAAATGCTGCGGGACAATGTAGAGATTAACACAGCAGACCAATTAGATGAGTACGTGAACGACTTCATGCAGAAACTGGAGACGTTCAACCCGGGTTTTATCAGCAACACGCATCTGCGTGCAATCGTTGAACGCGCATTCAACAACATCTACGATGCAAAAGGATTTAATGATGAAGCATAACAAAATGAAAGAGACCATGATGGGTTTCTGTGGGGGCGTGGTACTGGCAATGGCGGTGATCCTGGTTGCCTATTGTTCTGTGGGTAAAGCCAATGCCTCTATGAGTGCACCAGACGATCCCTACGCGATTCAGTGCATGGGTGACAAGTGTTACTATATCACCGGCAAAGAAGTCCCTGTGGCGGTCCTGAAGAAGTTAGAGCAGGAAGCGATTGTTGACATGGCAAACAACCAAGGTGATGACAGCGAACATGAGTAAGTATTTTGCAATTGAGGTACCGGATGGCGGCGGGAAGACAACTTTGCTGGAATTGATCAAGGCAGAGTTCAACCGTCGAGGCGAGCGGTTTATTGCGTTAGAGGAACCAGGCGAGTCTGGTGATCGCGCAGAACTGCGTCGTATCATGACCGACCCACAGACTACACTGGATCCTGCCGATAAGAATCTCGTTCGGACACTGCTGATGATGGCAGACCGAATTATGATTCGTAAAGGCGTACACGTAGCGACCCACGTTGGAGTACCCATCCTGGCATCTCGTTGCTTCATGTCTACTGTTGTATACCAGGGATTAATCGGCGGGGAGATGGAACTCGTTGAATTGATCCTGGAACGCGCTAACCTGATTTATCCGGATGTGATCTTTGTGTTAAAGGTAGAACCTGAAACATTGAGACAACGGATGTACGGTCGGCGTGAGTTGGATGATTTAGAAAAGACCGTGGCTAAAGATGTTGAGCTGTATATGCAGATGTATGTACATGCTGCGCCACTCATTGAACGCCTGACCAAAGGCAAAACCAAAATTATCTACCTAGACGGCAATGCCTCGCCTGATGAGGTGTATGCTGAAGCCATGGTTCACATTAAGGATCACATGGGATGGAACTGAACCTGTTAGCCGCACCTAACGAAACAATCTTGACCGAACTGCTTGGCTGGGGTGAGGTGCCATTCGACTGGGTGAGTGATCGCGCCAAGGAGTTTGACGAAGCCGTTGAACGGGAAACTAAAGGCTATGATCCAGTCTGGATCACCAGTCAGTTACCCCGACCTAACAGCTGTGAATGGAAACACATCTTCATGATGCCGATTATACCGTCTACAGAGAAGCATGTGGACCTCGTGGACTGTATGCTTAGTAAGATTGCCAAGATCGACAGTAAGCTCTTTAGAATTGATTGTGTGCACGATGGCGTGAAATGCGTCGCGTTTATGTAACTACCCTTAACCTGTGAGATGTAAAAATGAAATTAGGCTATTATTACGGCTTGGTCTTTGACAAAGCTGCCAGCACATACTCCCTGCAGAAAGTTCAACGTGTCAGTCACGGTGAGTCAGCAGTGGAAGCCTACACACGCTGGGTGAAAAAGTTGGAGCAGGAAGACAAAGGTCGCTACACCACAATGGGGTTGACCTTTGGTGCCTTGCGTGTTGAGTATAATCACAAGACCGGGATGGGTGTGGTGAAAGTTGGGTTTTCAGAAGTCGGTATGGTTACGCCACGACCGTCTATCTTGTCGAGCGGGTTCACTGGGGTGGCTAACCGCCCAATGTTCCTGTCAGGCAAACCCAATCCCTTGCACGACAATACAACCCTGTCGCAGATTCGTGATGCAATCCTTGAGCACATCGCAGATGCGGTCTGGGTAATGTAGGAGGTATAACCATGATAAGTTTGCACACTGATCAAGGTACCTTTGACGTGTTAGTGGCATTGCAGGAAGCGAAACCGCACAACCGTGGTAAAGGTGACCCGGCGTTCAATAAGTTCTTAGCCCGTTTAAACGCGACCAAACAACTGCTGGTCCTTGCAGCCAGCACTGGTCGTCCGATAAAGAATGTCTCCACGGTGTTTTATGTTCACCTGGCGGCAACCGAGATCGGTACCGCAATGGTAACGGATCTGTTCCAAAAACTGCAGCGTCAGGTCCGTAAGGATTACATGCTGCACGAACAACCCGAAGGTGTAGAAGTTAAGCCGTCAGCCATTCAACTACGGTTTAACTTCTATGAACAAGACGAGGATTGGTTCGAAGCCGTGACGATCCAGTGTTACGGTGTTTGGAGCAGCGGTAAACAGAACTATTTAACCAACGTACTGAACAGCATCAAATAACAGCACCTACTCTACCCAACCCGTGAGGGAAGGGTAGAGTAGTTATGCTGATCTTTTATTTTTTGGTTTCAGCTGATCAATTCCAGCACAGGACGCCAAGCCACGTTAGTATTACTGGATTCACGACCTAGGGACGAAACCGACAACACTGACTCGTAACCTATGCAGATGGCATTAGCCTGGTTAGAGGTGAGCTGTTGCGTCATACAGTGCTTGCCGGGAATACCCAGATCCAATGATGCCCACTTCGTGCCATCGGGTGCCGTGGCAGAACTGTTCTTATCCACCGACTGCATCATCCGGCCCCACTCTGACTTCTTCACGTCAGCATCTGAACTGTAGGGGTAGGTCAAGTTGACGCTGGGTAACCGCACCAGGTACGTGTGGCCTTTGATGGTAATGGTCTTGTACTGGTTAACGCCTGCGATCACAGACTGCGGCCCGTTGCCATTCACCCCAAAGACGATGCCCTTGTTGTAATAGGTTGACCAAGCAGGTCCGTTTGACAGCGTGAGTAACGGCCAAAACAAAATCTTACCGTCCAGTTCAAACTTTGCCCAGTTAGGGTTCGTGCCTGAGGAGGCAATACCAAACACTGAGCAGAGATCTGAGCCCGTGATCATCTCACTAGGGGTGAGTGTCCCGTAGTATCCGGTAGACTGCCCTGTGTCGCTGACAAACGCTTTCTGTGTGGTGGTTGGACCGGGCCCTGTGCCACCTGATGCACGCGATCCCCCTAACATGCATTCTAACATGATTAACTCCATGGTTACCTTATACATAACATCGGCATAAAACCTATCCAACCTCCGTCCGCAGACAGAAGTCAGACAGGCGAACTCCACTTCAGAATAGTCAATTAGTTAAAGTCGATCAAAGGTTACGATTACGCCGGTTAGGGCTTGTTTTGGTTTTGGTGGTGTTAAAGGCGAAAAGCCTGATAAAAAGAAGGGGATACAGCATCCTGTGTATCCCCTGAAAAAGAACAACAAATTGCATTTCTGGTCATACAATATACAGCGTTAGCCAAACCAAGGGTTCGCACCACCTTCTGCCATGGTATCACCGGCCACGTGTTTACGTGACATGTCTTTACCGTGAATGTCGTCCAGGATACCTGCATCACTGAACTTGTACACACAGAACTTATCGCGCTCAGGGGTAATGGAGATCGTACGGTGCTTACCACGCTGCACACACATGTACGTTTCTTCGCCCACGCGCACCAGGTGGATAATGATCTCCACATCCACTTCCTGGTCAATCTTGGTACAGTTATCCCAATACCCTTTGTTCGCCGTTTCACGTGGCAGGTCTTCTTCCATCCCGTTACGCACCAGCATCTTCGCAGCTGGACTTAACTGGTGAGGAGTAATGACACAGATACCACGGGCTGATGTGAAGTTACGCACACGGCGGAACAGGTCACGGTACTCTTGACCCGCTACCCCTTTCTCACAACCGGCTTTGTTAAACATCCCCAGGTAGTCAATCGTTAACAGGTGGATCTCATAACCCATGTTCTCAAACTGCTTAATACGTTCGAACAGGTTACGGTAACCAAACTGCGACGGGTCGACACGACAGAAGTTCACTTCATAGCCGTTGATTGACAACGCATCCATGACTTCTTTTGCAGCCGTGGCTTCATCGATACCTTGATGGTCATGCACCAAACCGTCGGCGTTAGCTTTAATACGCTTCCACCACGAAACCATGTTATCGGTCATGTTGTTCTCAGCCGAGATATGCATGATCATTGGTTTCTTTTTCGGGTCACGCATGTACGGTTTGTTGTGCACCGCAATCTGACGTGTCAGGTCCATGGTGAAACCGGATTTGTTGTTGTGCTGCAACGCACCTACCAGGACAAACTCAGAACGACGGAAACCACCGACTTCACCCAGCATACGGTTAATACCCTGGAAGCCTGTGCGTAACACCCCAACCGTAGACGACTCTTCTTTCGCCTGCTTAAAGATGTGACTCACGGCATTCAGATCACTCACTGACACTTCGCTAACCACCGCAGGGTCAAACTGATCTGTGGTGGTTAAGTTCAGTGTTTCGATCTCTTCCATTAACTTGCCAACCGCAGTGTCAACATCAACGTCTTCACCACCGTAGATAATTGGCATGGCTAACTTCTTAATCACCGCTTTGGCTTTACGGCGATTATCCCAGCTCTTCAGGTCACGGAAGATTTGGGTAACGATCTGGTTTGCACGGTACGGATCATCTTCACTTGAGTTGATCCCCATTTCCAGTGCCTGGTACGTCGAAGCGTCTTGACCACAATCGTTCAACAGACGCTGCATTAAATCTAAACGGTCTAACGGATCATGCTTGCCACGACCAATCAACCAACGGATCGTTTTACGCAAAGCCAACTGAACAGAACGTTGCTCATCGCTACCCATTGTTTCAACAGGTGCGGGAATATTCTCCATGAGTTCATCAACAAACTCGCTGTAATCGTCACCAGCTTCGCCACCAACAATCGAGTGTTGGTAAAATAACGTAATAATCTTTATGAGAAGCAAACCAGTGTCCATCACGTTCCTCGTTAAGGTGAAGTTATGTTCAAAGAAAAAATTGTTATCGCCCCCGCACCGATCCTGCGAGCGTTGCGTGATAACCAACTACCGTTAAAGGTGTTACTCGAACCAGAAAAGTTGCTTAGTATATTATCCGCTCGCGACGTCATTTTTTACAACGTCCTGAACACCATGGTATGTGGTTTGGAT